TAGTTTTATAGGTATCTTATTATTTTACTATGTTAGCATCTTCTTAAGGATGCCTGCATCTTCTGCTGCCTTAATAGTCCTTGGGACTAGAGGTTCAATCAAACATCTAAGAGCAACTGCATAGCACTGAATCTCATACTGAGCGTGTTCATCTTCTCGCATACTAATAAACTTCAAGAGATTGTGTAAATCTACTGTTGCATACATATCAGTATAGAGATTGGTAGGAAGCATTAATCGTGCCAACTCCCTAGGAATACCGATATCTAAAGCATGTTTATAGTCTGTTGCATTCCAGATTGAAAGCTGTTCTAATCTCCGACAGAAGTCTCTTGCAGAATCATTATACTTAGTTCTATCTCGACTCTGATGGTTCTTAGTATCCTGTACTCCTACATCTTCAATCTTTGGTATGTAGAACTCTGTAGGAAGCTCCTTGTAGCGTCCACTGGTTTCATTAAAGCTCCATGTCCTATGTCTCTGCCACTGTCTTAGAACGAATATAGGAGCCTTTACGTAGAAGGTAAAGGAGACATGCTCGAATGGACTAGTATGACCATTCTTAAGCATGTAGGTAAGAAGCTTCTGGTCCTGTTCTTCTGTTCTAGATTCCTTAGAACCATCTGCTACTCTAGCACATTCTGATACTAGATTATCTAAATTCATTCCTTGGTCAGTAGAAGATTGTAAATCTATCAGTCCATGGTCTAATACGTGAATAGCTGACATATTTATGCTACGTTATTATAGAATTTGTGGTTACCCACAGTGATTACAGGAGTCTTACCAATTGCCCAATATGGGTCTGTGGTTACAGTACAGTAATGGGTAGAACCTTTAGTTGGGTCATTAGCATTACCTAGTGCCTCATGGATAACTTCAATAATGTCAACCATAGAAGATGTATTAATATTGAATTTAGGATTGTTAATTAACTTATAGTTGGGGTCATTTACGTTCCAGCAAGAGAATTGCTGTGCTGCAAGGCATACGTCCTTAATGGACTGGTTACGCTTAATAGCTCTATTCAGAATAACAAAGGCTACTGCCTTCTTCCCTTGGAATGGTTCCCCTCTTGCCTCACCCCATACAGTAAGTGTCCAATACTTTAAGTCTTCAAATGTAATGTTAATCATACTTGATTTCCCAGGCTCCTGTGATAGCCTTCTTCATAATGGTAATGTCTCCACCAAAATTACCATTCTGGTCTACTGTAGAAGCCAGTCTTACTACACTAGTAGACTGTCCTGTACACCAGCCAATAGTCTTAATCTTCATTGGCTCTAGCTGGTCTGAGTGTCTATGTCCTGGAATCCAAGTACCATCTGCCCATTCCCAATGGTCATCCCAATTAACGTGATACAGTTTGTTTGGTTCAAATTCTACCATTTATCACTCTTCCTTTAATTGAGCGGGTGCAGGGACTCGAACCCTGAACACATAGGTTGGAAACCCATTGCTCTACCTATTGAGCTACACCCGCAATTCTGGAGCCAGATGAAGGAATCGAACCCTCGTCTAGTGCTTACAGGGCACCCATTCTACCATTGAACTAATCTGGCTGATTCTTTATTAGGCGAAGTAGTAAGTCTTACCCTTCATATCTGAGCGGTCAATAGACACACCTAGCTCTGCCAGGACACGACGTACACTATTCCAGTTAGTCTTAGTACGTGTTGCAATTGTAGTACTAGTAAAACCCTTACCTGCATTACGTACTAGAAAGTTAAATACCTTCTCACGTACAGTCATCTTCTTCTTAGCCATTATTAACATTCTCCTTCTTCAATCTTTCACAATATACTGCTGCATCTAGCAGTTCTTCTTGTAAGTGTAACAACCAATCGTAAGTAGTTAAATCCTCCCTATCTGTATTAGTATTATATTTCTTCATTCCAAACTCTGCTCGTTGCTTTAGCTTCTCTCTTACTGCTTCTACGTTAGAGTCCACAAACGCCTCCGGAGCATGGGTCATACTCTTCGTATACTACACCTTTATGTCTAATAGCTTCTTCATACTCTACTTCAGTTAGGGGTTGACCTCCTCTACTTCCATCTGGATAACAAGTGAATCCTCGAAGCCTGGGAGCATACATTGCCAGAGTTCTACAAAATCCGTCAACATGCGAGGCATTGTTATGTTGGCTATCCCATGCAGGGAGGTTAATGGTACTGGAGATTGACATATCAACGTAATCTTGTATGTCTGCTTGGAATTTGATTCTTCGTTCATAGTCTGTCGCCATCCCGTAGGCAGTATCAATTTTACTAGGATTGATTCCTAAGTCTCTGATAAGAGTGTCTGCCGTATGGTCAATGACATATTCATATTTCCACTTCGTACCGTCAGTGAGGTATCTCCGTTTGTATGCAACTGCGAAGAGTGGTTCAATACCAGTAGTTGTTCCCGCAAGAATTCCAATAGTACCTGTGGGAGCAATGGCTCGGTAGGCTGCTGGTCTAGATAGGTACAGTCTATCGCAATGTTCATTTGCACATTTTTCAGATTCATCTTTATACACCTTTAACCATTCGTGGAGTTCTGAGACGACTTCGTAGGGATACCCTCTCTTGAGTAACCATTCATGGATGCCCATAAGTCCCAATCCCAAGCGGCGATTCTTTTCACGAACTTGCTTAACCTTTTCATAAGGCAAATCGGCACGAACGGTACCACAGACAAGGAATTTAGATGCACACGCCACGACCTCTCTGAACTTGTCCAGAGTATCAATATTGCCCATATTGATGCTGCCAAGATTACATACGTCGCTATCATCTTCGCTAGTAACTTCCGTACAAGCATTCCTAAGCGTTTCATTTTGTTTACTACCAAAGTTAAAACTAAACCCAGGCTCACCTGTGGACATAGCTTGTAGACAGTTTAGCTTGAATATTTCATTATCAGCTAATGTCATATTAGAAAGTATTGGGTCACGATGCTTGTCTTCTAGTCCTGCAGCATGTCCCCATATAGCTTGGTCATCATAGTTGACACTAATATTAGTCATGTCTAATGGAGCAGGGAAATTAAAGTCCGTTTCTTTAAGTGCTCTAATTCTATCATCCCAATTCTTAATAGTCAAGAAGTCATGAATATCTTCATGCTGCCAATTTAAGGAAGCATAGATTGCAGAGCGTCTAGAACCTCCTTGCATAACTTCACGGCCTACTTCATTCACCATGCGCATAAGAGGTATAGGACCAGAACTAACACCGCCAGTCCTTGATAAAGACCTACCGGCAGGGCGAAGCCTACTATAGTCAATGCCAATACCGCCCCCAAGCATAAGACACGATGACGAACGCCAGAGGATATTTGACCATTCTTCACGGGTATCTTCCTCTGCCCTTAAAAGAAAGCAATTATTCCAAGCATGGATAGGACGGCCGGCATAATATAGATACCGACCACCAGGGATAAATTGCATATTAATAATACAATTGGTGAGTTCATCCCGTTCATCCTTAGAGAGAATTGGATGTAGCTTACCACCTTGGGTGCCACATACATCATCCACCAATCTAATAGCAAGATTACTCCAGCTATCACTAGAACCTTGAGCATACTTATTGTAGAAAATGTTCTTTCCTAAATCTGTCTTAAAATATTCTTTTTTTGTCATAGTTTTAAATTAAACTTACGCAGTGATTGGGTAAAATTCTTTAAGAGTTTCCGCTAAAAATAACTCTTGATATTGAAGAGTTGTTAATTGCTTCTCTACAAATTCCACAAGGCTTTGCCATTTTTGCAATTCCTTGATTGTTAACGCGGACAACATAGAGTTCTGTACCTCTGCCTCTCGATTTAAGAAGAGCAGAAATTTCTGCATGTAGAAAACATTTACTTGGCTGTCCACAGTCTTTCGCAAATCGATATTGTATAGGATGACTCTTACGTGGCTGATTAAAACCCTCTGCAAGTAAGCCTTTCTTTCCGTAGACTCGACAGCAAAAGTGGTAGCGAGTGTTTCCAATACTTTTTGACTTTTTGAGATATTCTTGAGCTTTCCTTGCTGTCTCGCTGAGACGATATCTTTGTCTATTACTGTTCCCATTCTCAATATATTCCATAGTACCTATTATATAGTGAATGTCGGGATATTCTCAACTCTAGAACAAGTTTTGCTAGGTTCTGGTAGAAGAACTTCCAAGAAGAATTCGTTAGAGTAATTTTCTCCGTAGTTCTCATTGTAATCTCTTAGAGCTTCAGATTTCTCATCATGACAGTCTGTAGATCTCCAAGTCCAGTCTTCCGTATCGTATGCCATAAAGATGTACTGTTTAGTCTGTTCTTTCTTTTGAGTCTTACGTGCCATTATCTGTCGTCTCCGTTGCCGTGAATTGTGTTATTCATTAATCTCTTAGATAATTTATCAGTATTAATTTCTAATACTTCTGAAGGTTGATATCCTGCCCACATACAGAGCCTTACCCAATACCAAGCTACATCGCCTAGTTCCTTGGATACCTTATCCTTATCGATGGTACCATCCCTGTAGAACTTCTTAAGCTTCTCTGCTACTTCTCCCGATTCTCCTACTAAGCCTAGAGCAAGGTACATACCTTCTTCTACGCCCATAGACATAGCCTTTGGGTAGACTGCAGTCTTGTGAGTAAACTCTAAATACTTGTCAATATCATTCATTTTCTATAGTCCAATCTTTACGGTTGTCTTTGTTTCTATCGTAGTGCTTAATCTCTCGTTCCCTACGTAGCCTGTATTTAGGGCTGTGTAAATCCTTCTCTAACAATCTTTGTTCGGGGTCCTTATTCTTCTGCTTCTTGATAGTCATCTGAGTCCAACTCAAACTTATTTAAACGGTCTGCAATGTAATGTTCTAAAAGAATTACTAATTGTTCCGTGTCTACTCCGAGTATGTCTATTATATCATCTGGATCGTATTTGTCAATTAGTTCTTCTAACTGTTCTTCGGTAAGATATTTACGTTTTGGAGTATGCACGCTGTAACGCTCCCATACTAGTAGTCTTTATATCAAACCTACCGTAGTCGTAGTTCGCTAGCTCTACTACGCCCTTCCAGTAGTTTGTCATCTTACCTTCTACGTATTCTTCATCTTGTTCAAAGAAGCATCCTACATTAAGAATCTGCTGTAAATGTTTCATGCCTTGCTTATGAATACAACTAGTATGTAGTTCATGAGTATGACCAAAAACAGTGCTATTTACTGTAACAGATTCCGCTTTAGAGCAAATATCTTTACCGGATATTTCTCTGAGTTTTCCAAACGGTATATGTGTAAAATATATACCATTGATGTTTCTGTAATGTCTATATGGTATCCATTCCCATCCTCGTTCTCGAAGAGATAGCAAGCTTGGGATGGTGAAAGATACGTCGGAAAGCTCTGGATGGTTTTGAGTATATCTTGTGAGTCTTTCCTCATGGTTTCCTTCAATATAGATTCTACTACAGCCTTTTCCCTGGCTATCTTGAAGTGCTTCGTCAATTCTTCTAAGTGCTTCATTACCTGCCTCTATCTCTTTATAGAAGCGTCTACCTTCCATAAGCAAACGCTTATCGCGGTCCCATGCAGAAAGGCTATTAAGAGTAAGAAAGTCTCCGATAATAACGATATGTGAAAGAGGGTTGTCAGACTCCATACGTCTATCGATGTGACTAGCAAGCCAATCAAACCTGCGAAGACTTTGCCCGTTGGTAACATGGGCATCTCCAATTACTAGTATATTATTATTCTTCTTCTCGTTCAACTTCGCTTTGAATCCTATCTCTTAAATTTGTAATCTCGTTAATTAACGTATTTAGCTTATACAGAACATTATCATACTCTGCTTTACCACGTTTGTCTCCAGTACTATTTATATACAAGTCAAGTCTAATTGACTTATCACAATCACTAATTGATAGTGTTGGATCAAGACTATCAAGTTTTCCATTGTGATTTACATGAATATCTAAGCCGGTTTCAATTGAAGCCTTGCCCTTCTTCTTATTAATCCAAGTACGCTTATAAAAAATTTCTCTATACGCCATTAGAAATTTCCTCAATCTCTTCAATCTCATACTGCATCCAGAATATATTCTCATCTTTGAGTAAACGGTACTCAAAGTAATCGCTGGACTTCTCATCTACATATAGACGCCACTTAGCTACTTCCAGTTCATCACCTTCATGGTAAGGTTCATATTCTTCTGTCTCTGGAATATAATCACGAAGACGAATACGATACATACCAACTAATTCTGCTTTAAGCATTATGATTATTCTCCTTAAGACTCATATTTCTCACCAACCGAGACATGTACTATCTCTTTGTGTTTTAGTTCCGTCCCAAAGTTGCCATATGCTCCTTCCAACCAGGAGGGGGGAATCTCTCTAATGGACCAAGGGAATCCGTTCTTGTTGGCCCACTCTCCATAGCGTAATCCTTTCTTACTCCCTTCAATCTTTCTGTCGGAATCAAAGACGATTCCGATAGGTAGGCTTGGATAAAGAGTTCTAATAGCTCGCATTTTCTTTCTATCTCTAGGAGTAAATCTTCCTTTGACTTCGATGAATAGTCCGTTAGGTAACTCGAAATCGGGTAGGTAGTGCCTCCTGATTCTACCTTTGACAAGACCGCAGTTAGGGCAATCGAGCTTGAGGTTAGAGTCAAGGTAATATTCAAACTTGGTTCTTTCATATCTATACTTAATTCCTTTTGCTAATAATTCATTAGCTACTCGCTTCTCAGATAATGAACGAAATCTTCCTAGTAATCTTTTACCTGCGGTAGTATGTTTATTTATTTTTGTTTTTTTCTTTTTAGTAGCCATGATACATTTTTGGGTCAAACTCTGGTATTGGCGGATACCATTGGTCCCCTCTATATTTTAACAGGTAAAGTTTATTAGCTCTCTCATACAGTAGTTCACTAATTTCTTCTTCTGACATTGTTTTGTCATAGGCAGTCATATATGCACTGACTGTATAGTCCCACATATCCTCCGCACTAATAGCTCCATGCAGAATATATCCCGCTCTCTTGATGCCTACTCCTTTAATCCCAGGTACGTTGTCTGCTACATCCCCCATTAACAACTGAGTAAAGAAAAACCTATATGCCATTTCATGAGTAATGTGCATATGACTATCAGTGAGGTAGTTATAATGGTTCCCTGGAATCTGCCTTAAGTCCTTGTCACACCCTGCAATTAAGTATGGTACGTATATTGATCTTAGATAATTTGCTGCAATACTAAGGCAATCATCTGCTTCACCTTCTGTAGAATCTAAACTTATTCTTTCGTAAGGTAGATGAAGACTAATTGCCCTCATCATTTCTTCTACGAATCTAGGTTTGGCAGCCTTCTTACGATGCTCCTTATACTTGCATTCCTTATCAAACAAAGAACGATACTTAGGTCCTTTTCTAGTAAAGAAAAGACGTACTCTAATTGCGTCTATATGAGGATAAAACTTTTTAGCCATGCTTTCGCATTTTAAGATAGTCTTACGGAAGCTATCTACACACGCTTTCTCATATTCTTCCTGAGAAGGAAACCATAAGAATCCTACTCTGTACAGTAAGGTATCTGCGTCTATTAGAACTTCCACACAATCTATTTCCGCGTTTTCTAATGGAGGAGACAAGAGAACTGTCATGAGATTAGCTTACTAATAGTTCCTTTTCTACTTCCTTCTCATCATCGTCACCTGATGAATAAGCTTCAAAAATCTTTGCTATCTCAATCACGTCCTGAGGAGAAAAAGTTGTTGGGTGTTCTGCCCAACGGTTTGTATTCTCTACGTAGTTAACTGCATTGGTGAGACTGTTCTGACGGATGATGCACCGAGAGTTAGTAAGGATAGGCTCTCCTACCTTACTCATTGCTGCATGGGAAGGGCTAGATACGGAGCTAATGGGATGGATAGGAATTGGACCTTTAGCGGCTCCTACAGGTGCTACAGGTGCCCCCATAAGTAGTACCGCACCCTTGATATTACGATAGGGCTGTCCAGTAGTTGCACTTACATTCTTAGAATAATCCCACTTAAAATTTACTGCCATACCCGGCATGACATGAGATAAAGAGCTAGCAGCAAAAGCTCCATACCATTCTCCATCTGTATCCAACTTAATACGCTTTCCATCTGCACTCTTATCAATTACATTTCCAGTTGTACTAATCATAGTTATTGTTTTTCCTCTTCTTACTAAATCAAAACCTTCATCTAATAATAGAAATTGGTTAACCTCTAGATTGTTTACTGTTATTATACAATCTCCGGTTTCTGTCATTGGCTCTGATATTGACGTAACTTCCATTTCCATATTTTTATGGAAGGCTAATCCTACAGAACTGCCATATACGGTTTCTAATCCTGAGTCATTAAACTTAATGATATCCCCTTTGACAAATTTACTCATACTCCTAACAAATCTCTTATTTCGCTTCTCTTGAACTTGTCTTGATTATTTAGACTTGTTCCTATCTTTACGTCATAATTATACACTACTTGTAACTGATAGTCAAAATGTTTTTCAAACCAAGTGTTTAAATTCTGAAAAACAAATTCAACTATACATAAGAATTCCATGATTAGTTCATTAGATACTTGATACGTACAGTCGTCATGGACTGTAGATACCATTTCAATACTAGTATAACTTTCTGCTTCTATAAAAAAGGAAATTAAATTAAAGACATATGGTACCAAATCTCCAGTAGAAAATCCCTGAATTGGATAGTTCTTCATGGCTGTTAGAGGCCAATATAATTGTCCAGATTCAGATTCCGAAGGAGAAATACTATACGTCCTACCAGTAATAGTGTTAATAAATCCTGGACCTAATTTCAGTGTATTTTCCTTACTCGAAGGTATTCCGTGCGAGGCTTTAATTTCTTTTAAATGTTCGTGGAATTCATAAACCTTACGATACTTTTTGTAAAATCTATTAACAATATCTCTTGCCAAGCTCTCCAAAATCTTCGCATTATCTGCTAACGTACTTACAGAAGCACCGTAGATAAGTCCAAAAGAAATAGACTTGATAGCTTTACGTTGTTCTTCTGTTACGTCTTTCTCTGGAATTCCTAACCATTCAGATGCGTTTCTAGTATGGATATCCACTCCTGAGTTTAGTTCTTTAGTAAGAACTTTGTCCTTTGTCACCTCTGCCAATCCACAAATTTCAAGCTGAGACATATCTACAGTGACGTAGAAGTGTGTATCAGGATTGTCCGTTACTAAAAAATCCTTAATATTAAACACTTACTAATCTCCCTTGAGATTTTGAATGTTTGGCTTAGTGCAGGACAGTCTACCTGTTGGGGTACCTGTATGTTTGTATTCAGGATGAATCTTTCCTGTACGTTCAGAGCGTTCATAATACGGAATGAGATACGTATTTAGAGTCTTAGAATTATCTCTGTAATCTAAAAGTTTACTAAGAAATTCTTCTGCTTCTGTATGAGCTTCTACTCTAGCACAAGATATAAGTTTCCTCAATGCTTCCTCAGAAGTATCTAATACTCCATAAGACTTAAAATATCCGTTATACGGTATTTTCGTAGATTCTTTACGTAGCTTTGGAGTACCTTTCTTCATCCCCGATTTATACATTGTTCCAGTATTTACATACTTAGTAATGGCAATTTCTCCACCATAAATAAATGTAGCAACCTGCTTAGGGGAAGCAATGTTAATTGAATTGTCTAATTCTCTAGGTTTAATACCTGCCTTTACATAGGCCAAATACATGGTTGATTCGAGACATGTTTTTAAATACTCCACATTGCTAGATAATTTAGTAATAGCTTTATTTAAACCGTCTCTATCCACATTAATTCCAGTTTTACTAGAATAAAAAACAGTTTTAAGCCAATTCATATGAGTGATTATAAGGCTTTTCTTTGCTTTGTTAAATGCATTAAAGATATCTCTTTGTCTCTTAAATATTTCCCAAGTAAGGAGAACGTCTTGTTCGCAATACTTCTTCAAATCCTCGAAAGGAATATACTTAGGAGATATTCCTGCCTTAATCATTTCAGATACTTTGTCTTCCTTACTAAAGGAAATACCGTAGTATTCTGCAAGACTATTTAGAGAAGGGAAGGTATCTTTTTGCCCTGTGCAAATATAGTGGAACATGGCTGTATCCCACAATAAAGTACTGTTACTACGTAAACGGTAAACGTAGTTTAAATCAAAACATACGTTGTGACCTACGTAGATAGTTCCATATTTTAATTTTTTGTTAAATTCAGAAATATCTGTAAACGTGTTTAAGTTTGGAGTCTTAGTGTAATCATAGGTAAGAACACTTCCCAGTATAAACTCAGGTGGAACAGCATTAATAGAATCGTCTTTACCAATTAAATCTGTTTCTACGTCAAATACTTTAATGTTAAGTCTATCTAATTCACCTGCAAGTAACTCAGCCGCCCCTAAAATGCATGCTGGATCTGTAAACTCATGTTCGGCTCGCGTAACTAATCTATTAAATCTATCTTTATAAGAATCTTGCATGTTCCTTGTCCAATGTCACTTCAAAATAATCATTATTACCTGTTAGCTTATTCTTAGGAGCATAGACATACCGCTTATCTGGTTCTCCTGCCACACGTCCTATCATGAGGATGCCGTCAGCCTCTCCCTGTGCCCCTGTCTTGCTTCCATAAAGGTGAGACATGGGAGGGTAGCGTACCCCCTCTGCACCTCCGTCTAGCTGATTAGAAGCAAGCACAGGGCATACGTGCTTGGCTATCTCTCGTGCCTTCTCACACTTCTTACGGAATAGCTCTGCTTCAAGAGCATCGGAAGCCTCTGAATCTACTTTGTAGAGTTGGTCGATTACTACCAAGCCTGGATTATATTTCTCTAAGGCTTCTTCAATAACGGACCATGAATGACAATCGTCTATTAGTATAATTCTATCTTCTCCGTACTTACGGTGGAATCTACGTAATGCCTCTACCTTATTCTCTTCAATCCACGTACTGGTTACTCCTAAACCAGTGGATAAAAGACGACTAAGCACTCGTCTGCTGTGTTCTTCGTTGTTAAACCATAGGACACTCTTGCCAGGGTCGAGCTGTAGCGAGATATTGACTGCCTCTTGAGCGAGGAGTGTAGTTTTTCCACCATCTGGTCTAGCTGCGACAAATATGAAGTCATTTCCGAGAGTTCCGAATATCGAAGTGAGCGCGGGCAGCTTAAAATTATAGCCAGCGGTAGCTCCTGTGAGGATGGAACGTACAAGCGAGACAGACTTAACCCCTTCTCCAACTCTTCCGGCTCGGTTAGAAGTATCCAAGTATTTTTGACGAACATTCTCTATTTCACTCCATTTAGATTTTCCTTCTGCTACTTTCTCTGCCGCTTCAATCATCTTCTCTGCAAACATTTTATCAATAAACATTTGCATTACTTCTTCGCTTATTGGAAGAGATTCTGAATCATTAAGCGTATCGCATATAGATTGGATAAGTACCAGATTCTTATTGCCAGGATTTTCGATTGAATATTGCAGACGAAAATCAGGCCATGAAACTTTATCTTTAGTAGGATTCTTCTCATAATAGCTAGGAACATATTGCAGTAAAGTCCATACCTCTTCCGTTACAAATTCTTTCTTAATAAATTTAATTCCTTGCTTATAAATTTCTTTCTGTGAAAGAAATCTAATTACATCTAGCAGCATCTAGTACCTCTTGTAATTCTTTATGGCTATATTTTTTTGGGTCTTTAGTTAGGTTAAGATTCCTAGCATTCCCGTATAGAGATAGTTGGTTGGTGAGTCTTCTTGCCTGTCTACGTACAATACTGTTATCATTGTCTAAAGCGACAAAGAATGTTGTAAATCTTTTAGATAGGTGTACAACTGTCTGTGTATTGATCCCGGTTCCGTATAGAGGGATAGAGAAATATCCGCAAAGTGCGCAACGTACTGCGCTAACGTAATCTTCACAGAGTACAAGCGATAGTTTACTCTCGCTATCCACAGACACAGTATCAGATTGAACAATAGGCTCAATCCAATCAATAACTCCATCAGCTTTTCTCCAATCAGATTTGTATACTGATATATATTTAGGTATGCTAGGATCGGCAGGGAATCGTCTTTGCTGATATCCTACTAGCTCTCCATTAGAGTATATAGGAAACAGCAAAGACTGTCTACGATTGGACCAATAAATGGGATAGTCCTTTAGTGAATCGACTGTGATTCCGTGGGATATGAGCCAAAGCTTAGGTTCACTGGACTCCCACCTTGCAATAGAATTTGAAGCATCTGAGGGTAGATATAACGGAGCATATCCAGGTGCGCTTTCATGTCCTCCTTCGTCAGCTTCTCCAGACTCGTCGCATTCCAATAGGACAGGAACACTAGATGGTCGTAAATTACTCCCAGGCTTTCCTCCTGTACTCGTAGCTTTATCTGTGATCGGCCTAGCTGAAAGAAAACTATCAGCAACATAAGCGTGTTGGCAACAGTGATGGCAATAGAGAATGTATCCATGAGTTATCCTTTTAACATAGCAACGGTCATTATTCTTTCCGGTTTTGCAGTGGTGAACATTAGTCTGCTCACCAACTGCAAGTGATACAGAGTCTACTATCTCTTTAGCTTCTAGATACGGTATCTTCATTTACTTTAGCATTAATTGCTGCCTCCAATGCTCTTCGTTTATAGCCATCCTTCCTGTCCTGCCTTCTTAATCATACGGTGGAGAGCAATCTCCAAGCCACGCTTACGGATGGGCTGGTCCTTATGGCAGCACACTGCCTCTGCAACAAGGCTCTCACCCGTAGGCTTGAACCATTCAACAAGGGTAAGATAGTTAGCACCACGATACAACTTACGGGAGTCAAGCCCTTCCTGCTTTAGCTTGTCTTTGTTGTAGTGGGTGATACGGAGGGTACGCTCAGGATAAGTGCGCTTCATTGCGGTAATGAGAGTGTCATTGCTCATAGTTATCTTCTTCCTGCAAATAAATATTAGTATTGATTTCTAACTGGTCTTCAATGTACACAACGTCTTGCTGTGGAAGCTTGTTGTTAATCTTAGCTTCTTCGTCGTACTCTGTCAAGACACTGTGTACTAGATTCCTACATCTTTTGCACAAGTCTTCAAAGCAATTTAAATCTTTCCTCCAGATAATTTCATACTCTCCTAGTTCTGAGTCACAGGCTTTGCAACGCATTATTTTGTAGGCCCTTTCTTTAAGGCTTGCCTGTATTCAATGTATTCTTCTAGTTGAGGACACCACTCCATATGTGGTTGCTCTTCATTTCGTCCGTTCATAGACCATGCGAATCCACCACACATACAATAGTGCTTGAATGTCTTTAAATTAATTGCTTCTTCATAAGTCATTATCTCTTCATCCCATTCATTACGTCCATCTTAGCACACCAGACTGGATAGTCTTTATGCTTATAGGACTTGCTGCACTTAGCCATGAACTTCTTAGTTATGTCTGCCTTGCAGCTTTCTTGTTTGTCTTTCCCCTTTGTCTGCGAACCTTTACTGGTACGCATATTACGGGGAGTCCATGTATTCATTCCCATTATTCGTCAATATCCTCGTCATCGTAGTCATCTGTCCGTCCATCAACAGTGCAAGTACCGATGATAGCATCATGACAGTCCATAATATTTTTACTAATATCGCTTAAGAAGTCTACCTTCTCGTTGAAGGAAAGTCCTTCCGGAAACTCTACGTATACTTCTAGATGCATATTGATTAGTCTTCTATAAGTTCGAGTTGCAAAACAATGTTGCTACATTCTCGTGAATTTAGTTTATATTTTTTCCAAAATCCGGGGATATATAATTTAGACTTATAGTATTCATCATACATTTGTGTTGTTGAACCGCATAAATTGTATGGCGTTTGCTTACCTCCTATACAACCACATAATACCATTAGTATTTCTAGTTCTTCCTTACTAAGAACTATTCCTACATTGTTACCTTCGTGTGTCACTATTTCCATATTAGCTTATCTTAACGATATATTCTTTTGCTCTTTCTTCTATCTCTAGTCCTCCCATAGAGCAAGTGTACAGAGAAGCTCTGAGACGAGAGCTATTACGGTGAAAAATATCAATGTCATCCGTAATCTTATCGACATTAAATAATCTCTCACTTCTTACGTGTTCCCAATCCAAATCACATAGCAATCTCCTAAAGATTGCAAGTTGCGTAGGATTCATTATGACAGCACATAATGTCTTATCATCATCTACAACAACTAATTCCATTTTAATTCCTAGTAAAGTAAGTTGGTAGCCGAGGCGAGACTCGAACTCGCAAGCTTACGCGGCGGGGCTTAAATCCGCTGTGTTTTCCAATTTCACCACTCGGCCATAGATTATGTATGTTTAATTGCGTATTTTTCGCACAACTTGTCGTCAGAAGTTGGCTCGTTTCCTACTAATGTTGTGTAAAAACAAGTAAGAGTTTTCCACGTTTCGTAGAACTGTTCGTAAACTTCTATACCGTGAAGCTTTTCTATTTTACTCCATAGAAGAAGATTAATAAGACATTGCATCAATTCCGCAGCTTCTGCGTCAAGTATTAGTCCTATTTTATCGGAATCTTTTACAACTACTGTCTCGATATACATAGCATGTTCCTAACTGCTTCCTGAATACGGTCACGTTCTTCGATGGATAGAATAGTAGTTCTAACTAAATCTTCTAACGATTTTATCACAGAGTCAATAGAAGATTCAATTTTATTAATATTCTTTCTTCTAAAGTATTCTGCTTCTATGTCTTCGTCGTCTAAGTCTGCAAGGTCAACGTCAACATCAACCCAAACCATATGTGAAACGCTCCTTAGATGGCGAGGCTAGAGGGATTCGAACCCCCAACCTATTCCTTAGAAGGGAATTGCTCTGATTCCAGTTGAGCTATAGCCCCGTATAGGCAAGTCTATTTGATAAGGCTTACTTACCGAACACAGATACCATCATGCCCTTAACCGCTTCCACTTCGGAAGGATTATCGAAGCGATTAAGGTAAGCAATCTCCAGGCCTTTGTCGTAGTCCTTAAGATTAAGGGAGTGTTGCACCCAGGAGAAGAGTACCCGAGCAGACATAACCACAGTTAGGTCACCATTCACGTATGCCGTGCGGCACAGATTAGCAACCCGCACCATTGCAGCCAGGAGCTTCGGCGTGGCACTGGGATACGTTGCCTTGAGCATGGATTCTTCGTCCTTAGGCTCAAGGAAGTCCACTTGGATGAACGAACCGATACGGTCCAGGGTAGCCGTATTCTGCGGTTGAGTACCGACAAACTTGCCGGTAGTGTCGCCGTTGCCACGAGTGTTGTCTGCCAGGACGTGACGGACATTCATGGCAGGAATGATTTTCTTATCCTCTGCTGAACCGGGCTTGTCCGGGAGAATCAGGTAACCACCCTTTTCGAAGAGATTCTGCAGGCACAGCATGACTTCCGGTGGTGCCGACATAGGTTCATCGTGCAGGAGAACTGCATTCTCTACTTGAATGCCTTCTGTGAGGAAACCATCGTGCCAAGTGGTAGACCCGGCAGAAGCAGAGATAGTGCCAAGGATACTGCTAGAATCCATGGTTCCATTGTAGTTGAAACGGTAAAGGGGCCGATTCGTAATGGCGCAGTAGTATGCAACCAAGGAAGACTTGCCGACTGAAGGAAGTCCAGTAAGAAGAATATTAGTATCCGTTTTTTCGAGTGCATATGCCAACTCCGACAATGCCTTGAGATTCGGACGGTAGTTCTTGTTGACTTCCGGGATATGCACACGAACATGCTCTGGATAGTCCGACTGCATAAAAACAGTCACCATCACATCTTCGTGGCCCCTTTTCCAGTTAGGAACGAGAGAGGACAGAGCCACCTTGTGAGAGGTATCCTCCGCGTCTTCATCCAGGAACCAAGGTTCCGCAAGAGTAAAAGAAACCTTCGCTTCCTCCATTGTATCTCGTGCGTTGTTCTTAGCCTTCACACGAGCGGCAATCTCTGCCTTCACTCGGTGAGTTGCAGAAGTCGTACTCATATCGTTTATTTTCCTTTTACCTGTTTTCTATTCTAGTATGCAATGTTCCAAAGTTGAGACAAGTGCCTTTGGCAATTGTTCAATATCGGACACTACGTAATGATGCTTATAAAGATGCGTCACGTTTCGGTCTTTGATACCGATACCGATGATATCACCTCTATGTTCCGCTTCAATAGCCTGTATAACGTCACGAGTGAAACCATACAGGTCTCCCCCACGGTACCCGGCAGGAGAACCGTCAGAGAGCACGACAAGCACCTTGCGAGCCTGTTTCTGAGCCTGCAAGCGTTCCCATGCTACGAGGATGCTATCCCCATCGGCATTGTTGGACATTTGGCTTGTTGCAAAGCACATATTCTCAAGCATACTCTGATTCCCGACGGGAATGTTGAACGGCTTGAAAACGAAATGCCTGTTCATCTTTGCTGAAGTCTCAGAGAATCCTGCAATCTCAAAATTGAGTCGCAGCATCTTACAGAGTTCTGCAAGAGCATATGCAGAAGCCATTGCCGCACGCATTTTGTATCCACCCATGCTACCTGAATAGTCTATTAGGATGGAGACAGCCGTGTCAAGGGCCTTAGACTCCTGTTTTGTCTTAAAGATTCGCTCAGTCCGTGAACTGTAAGGTTCGCACACTCGATAAATTTTATTAGTATCGAGTCTGCCCTTCCTCTGGTTGAAATGAGGGCGCTTGCGAGTCATTACCTGCAACAGTCTACGAGTCTCGCTAACCATTGTAGGAATGTTCAAGAGTCTCACAAGCCTTTCCACTTCTCCTACATCCTCTGCCCTCGTGTAATCTCTTCGGCGGTACTTACCGCTAAAGAATTCCTCGATAAGCGTAGTATCTGGAGTGTGGGGATCATATTCCCTACGTACCTTATAAGAATCGTAGGACATATGCGTCGGGGTAGTGAGGTAGTGCCCACCTTCGTCCGTTTTGTGGTCGTGGGTTAGGTACTTCTCGTAGTCAGCAAAAGCTTCCTTTGAACGAGGTTTCTTCTCCCCATCATCGGAATCTTCGTCATTGTCGTCAGAGCCTCCTGCACCTGCACCTTCCTCTTTTTCACCTTTACCCTTACCTTCCTTAGGTTTTTGCTTCTGGAAGGATTCCTGAGCTTTACGCTTTTCTTCCTCAGGGTCAAGGCCGAAGACTTCCTTCATCACCTTGTGGATGAAATTGAGAGTGTCCTCGAAGGTTTCGCAGTCTGCGTATTCATCCATGAAATGTTCTGAGAGCTTATCCAACCATCCGATAGCTTCTTCGTCGAAATGATCGGTAAGCTTATGTTCCAAGCCTCGAAGCCCTGGCATGTCCCGCTGACGTTCCAACCAATCGAACGCCATCAGGGTAGCCATCGCTTTCGCAGACTTGTCCTTAAGGGCGTCAATCAGTCCCGAATAATTGTTATTAGTAATTATTCTGGGATAGGTGGAATTTTTGATCCCGGTCATACCAGGATAAATCTCGCATCGATTTTCATCGATACGATTGTCCTCTGCGATATTGAGGAAGGCACCATACAGGGTGTTGGTGTCAATCTCGTTATCGTTCAACCACTGCACGGATCCACGGTTAATGGGCAGATTATGCCCAATCTCGTGGAAGTTGCAATCCAGCCAATCCTCTGCCTCTGCGTCAGACGCATCTACAGGAAGCTTGGGAAGGATAATCCGTTTTCCGTCCGTGCAAGGGACTGGATTCGGGTGCCCATCAGGATAGAATTCTACCTTCAATCCTGCTGAATCGGCCAAAGCACGATTCAATTTTAGGATGGAATGATAGTCCAGATTGATGGGATTAAACTTTTTTGACATTGTTTGAATCCCTATACTAAGAAAATAAAATCCTGAGTTGCTTACACTACCTACCCAGGGAGGAACTGTCGGCGCAGTAAGCGTACGAGTTGCATAATTCGCTACACGGTTAGCAACCATACCATGTTAGGATCCGCTTTCAAACTCTAACCAAAAGCGAATTGGTAGTCAACCTATCGTTTTGCCACGTTTTACTAGCACGTGGTAGAGTGCGTTCATCGATGGAAGTCACGTCCCCAGAGTGTGAGACTGGGATTAGTAAGACTACTATTTTATAAACTAAATTGGAGTTAACCCCATTAGATAGTTTACTCCCAACTCTAACTTTTCTTCACAAGATTATTGTAAATAGTTTATTAGAATTGGAATTATTATATAGCAGATACAATCTATCACTATATAATCATTTTAGTTATATTAGAGAAATATATAAGGTATATATTTAACTATATACCAGTTAACAGACATAGTATAATCCATATCTGTTAAATGGTCAACAGTCAATATTTTGACGCTTACGGATTGGTAAACTCCGAAACTCCGCAAGCCTCATGGAATTTCTTCTCATTGAACGCCTTGTTACGTTCCCCCTCCTCCTCGCAATACTTGTGAACGAATTCGATGAGGGCATCATTCCAGCATCGCTCTTCTTCCGTTTCTTCATCCACCCTCACTAGAGAATGGATGATGCCTGCAATCATC